GTCTCTATACACATCGAAATATTATGTGGGGTAATATTTCTTTAACAACGCAATAACTGGTCCTAGTTATCATCAATACCAAGAAAATGAAAGAATTGTTGTTTATCATAAGTATGTTTTGAAACGTATTCTTCATCAATTACTTCAGGAGTAACAAATGTGTCATACAATTTCTCTAAGGGTTTCTTAGCCAGATTGACGAATGGTTTGGCGATATCAGCACCAGAAACCATTCCTCTACCGGGACGACTACGATGATATTCATTTATATATGTTATAGGTTTGTTTACTTTTTGTTGGAAACTGGGTTTCTGAATGCTTTTAGGAATTTCAAGTTTGGCTACAAAAGGTGTTTTCTGAATTGGTTTAAAATCCAAGATTGCACCCTCGGGAGTTCTATATTGATTAATTGAGAGAGGCTTATTTGGCTCAGAGAACTTAACATCTAAGCTCTCTTGTACCGGCCCCCCGCCTTTTTGACTGGTACTGGTCGTTGAGGTTTTGGTGCAGGCTTCACAGGTTGTGGAGCTGGCTTCATGGGCTTCATGTTACTAATGACACTGCCTATCATAGCTGGATCTTGCATAACTGCAGATTGTATATGACCGGCGGTGACTTTAGGATTGGAATTTAAACCAGTAGCGGCAGCAGGCGTATCTTTAAGGACATTATTGGCTAAAGATATTGCGAATTTGTCTTCTGGTAGTGGTCTACGAGCCAAAGACTGCATAACAGAATTTGGTTCGGGAACATATTCCATGCATGTAAGAACCTCTAAACGGTAGTTACCAATACAATTAATCATAGAGATTTCTGTCATCACGTAAGAAGGATCAAAAATTGAAAAAGCAGGCGTGGTGTTTAAGTTAGTAACATTACTGGTAGCTGTAGTGAATAGAGCTCCGGAGTTAGCATCAATAGCACCCCTGGCAGGGTACCTATCAGATGTAACAGGGATCAAAGGCTGTTCAAAGAAAGCACATTGTTCACCAATAATTTGTTGTGTTAATACACCATTAAGGTTTGTTTCTGGTCTTCTGACAATAGTATCAGGAGTTAGTAACAAAAAGGCTGGAGGAAAATCAATAGTAGCAATTTTTACTCTATCACCTGGAACGGTGTAGGCAACACCCTCTCGGGTTATATTAGTACTTCTGATTTGTGCTGAGTTAGTGTTGATAGAATCAAGATGTGTTCCAATTCTACGTACATTAACAACACCGGTAGCATCTAATGCTTTACCAGTATATGTCAGTCTCCAACCTATACCCACTATGCGAGCAGTAACTGCCCCATATGGGTTACCTATCGAGCCTCCTATTTCAGGATCTCTGATTGCTACGCCGTTATATTCAGGAGGAATGATAGAAGGTGTCCAGGTATTAGTCCATTCAGGATTAGTAATATCTATAAGTTGACCTCCCACAATTCCTGTGAATTGACCATTTAAGGTGTTCCATGCTGCTTGAAATGGCATCATTGGAAGGATTCTCCAAACAATGTTACCATTTTGAATATTAAAATCAACATATCCATGATGGTCCACAGTCACTCTGGTTTTAGAATTGTGATCTGGTATACCATCAGAACCTTTATGGTTGAATGGATCAAGTTTGCA